AGTGTGTGCAGAGCGGAGGTGATTATTATTCTGCTTCGGGTATGACATATATTGCACCCGTAACCTCAGTATATGATGTAAATGTAACCTTACCCAGCGTTTATTTTACGTTTACTTCCCCCCACATTGTAACCAATGCATGGAATACCCCACTAAGAATATGGATAATTTATTCGGTTTATTCGGCTGATGAATCCAGTCATGTAATGGCTGCAAAGTATGCAGTTAAATACAACACAGGAGATTTAATGAAAAGCCCCGTGTTACCACTTGCCCCCCTCGACTATACAACGGAAGTCAAAGAGGTAACAATACCTACACAGTCAATTCCGATGCAGGAAGGGGAAAGGCTTAAAGTGAGCATGTATTTTGCATCTCTTTATGATTCAGATCACATGATTAGCGTATTTGGTTTGCCTGGTCTATATGACCCAGGTACAGCAACTATGTACACAAGTAAAACTATCCCCCCAACCCTAATAATAGGGCTTTCAAAAAACTTTGATAATGCGCGGATAACTTATTCGGACTTCTGCCTGAAAAATGTAAAACAAATTGATTTTGTTTCAAGCATTTTCAAATTGTTCAATTTAATTCCGGTTCCTGACAGGGATAGACCAGGACATTTCAATATCCTTACCTCCGGACAATATTACAATAATGAGCTTTCACCCCTGGACTGGTCGGATAAGATAGACTATTCACAAGATGTGGTCATTACCCCCATACCATCATTACAGGACGGTAATTTAAAATTATCTTATAAAGACGATTCAGATTACTGGACAGCCTACTATAAAACTTTGACCGGAAAAACTTACGGGGAGCTTACTCAGGAAACGGGATATGAATTTTCATCCTCTACTAAGGACATTCTACAAAATAATATATTCAGTGCATGTTTCCCGGTAGTATATAATAATGAACCTATTCCGTGCGAGGTAACCTGTGAAATTAAAAACTCAAATAAGTATCTTTTTAATATAACGGGATACAGTGAGATTGAAGGGACAACACTACCCACCGATAAAACATTTGCTCATGCCAGAGTAGGGGTAAAGATTTTTTATCAGGGTCAGACTTACACAATTGACATTGTAAATAACCCTTTAAGTTTTTATGTTGATAGAGAGGTAACGAGGACGGGAGGGGCTGTTGACAGTACATTTTATGCTAAAGCAGATACTTTCTATTACTTAACAGAAAATGACAAACAAATAATTGCCTTGTATGATAGTTCAGATAAGAACATTACACGAAAACCTAAAGCCGTAAATCCCCGTATCTGTTATTATCAGGGGCTACAGGACTGTAATAGATATGTTGTACAACTAACCCCGATATTAATAGACAGGTCTTACAATTATGTTTCGGGCTCTTATTTGAGGTATAAAGATGAATATCCTATTTTTTCAAATGTGGATAATGATACAAACCCCACCCGGGATTTACTGTTTGCAACACCTAATCCGTATTTTGGTTTGGTTCAAAACTACCCGGTAAAAAATAGTCCTGACTTTTCAAATCTTTTGAAGGAATGGGAAAACACATTTGCAGAGATAACCCAAAATGATGCAAAGATGCTGACAGCATGGGTTAAATTAAATCCTGTTGATATTGCTACTTTGGATTTAACCCGTAGAATTTGCATTGATGGAACTTATTACCGTATTAATGCTATTAAGGATTACTTACCGGGTAAAAATACATTAACACTGTGTGAGTTGGTAAGATGCCCGGATTTGGTAAGGTATCCTGTACCTGTGCCTCCTCCCGACCCCGCCTGCAAGTCTTATTCAGTTAAAAACTATTCCGCTTATGTCAACACGGTTAACTATTATAACTGTGAGGGTGTATTAACAACCTTATCACTTGCACAGTTTCAGCTTGAAACTATATGTGCATTAGAGAAAACAATAACAGGAGATCAGTTTATTCAGGTCATTGATTTGGGAGATTGCTTTACGAGTGAATGCATTACTTACAAAGTAAGTAACCCAATGGAAGAGGAGGTCAATATGGCTTACTCTGATTGTTATGATACTTTACACTTTCTTGCCGTTCAACCGGGAGCTTCCGGTGAAACCTATGTTTGCGCCCTGAAAAATTCCATTGAGTGGGCAACCGGGAAAACCTTACAGGTGTTGGAGGTTGGGGAGTGTACACCTGAGTATGTGGATTTTAAAATCACGAACAATTCAACAGATAACACTATTACCGGGGTGAGTGGGGTTCCCGGTTACACGTTTGGCTCTTCGGTGGGGGCTGGAACTTCAGTTACTGAAGATCGGGGTGAAGTATCTGCTTCTTCTGCTGTTATATCGGTAGTTATTTCAGGCTCTGGTAAGAAATCTTTAACCCTAAAAACTAATGGTTTCTTTTTAGATGGAATTTCTGTGAATGGTTCCGGGACTTATTCATTCAGTTCTCACCCTATCGGGGCTGAAGATGAGCTGGAAGTTATTTTGAACGATACAGACCTGTATAGTGCTGAGGTAGTCATAGGTGTGCAACACAATAATATTTCAGCCGTAGGAAATATTCCCGGATTCACTTTGGGCACTACCGTAACCTCCGGAATAAGTCCTTATTCTACGACCAGACCCGGCACAGCATTCACAGCATCTATATCGGTAACCTGCACAGCAACAGGAGAAAGACATTTGGAGCTTTGGGTTAATGGCAATTTGGTAGATCATAAAGATTTAGACAGTTCAGGAACGTACAGTTTTACGAGTAGGGATTACTTCAATCTTGATAAGATTGAGATTTACCTGAAAGATGATTACTATGCTTAATAAACAAATTTAGTTTCAGCTTAAACCTATGAAATCATAATGGCAAATGTAGTTTTAGATTATAACGTAAATGCTAACGGTGCGGAGAAGACCGTTGGCGACATGCGGAAAGAATATGCCTCTCTTAATAAGGAATTGGGAAAGACTATTCAGGGCTCAAAGGAGTATTACCAAGTCCTTAATAAGATGGGAGACTTAAAAGCAAACTTCCAGGACTTAAAAGAGGAGATCAGAGCTTTAGACCCAGGCGAAAAGCTGGCAGCCGTTGGAAATATTGCGAAGGGGGCTGTAGGTGCTTATACTTCCTTAACCTCAGCAGTTGCCATTTTTGCGGGCAGCAATGACGAATTACAAAAACAGTTATTGAAGGTTAATGCAGCTTTAGGTTTGTTGCAAGGTGCACAGCAGGTAATTAGTACATTGGACGAGGGAAAGCGTATCCTGACAGCCCTCACAATAGGCACAAAAGCACAGACTGAGGCGACGGAGGGGGCTGCTGTTGCTACTAAAGGTTTCGGCACTGCATTCAAAGCAATACCTATTGTTTTGATAGTGTCGGCTATTGCAGCTTTAATAGCAAGTTGGGATAAAGTAAAACAAACCTTAACTGATGTTTTCCCGTGGTTAGGAAAAATTGGGGATTCATTCGATAAAATCAAACAAGTCGCATACGGTGTTGGGAATGCAATTTTAAACTTTGTTGCCGCTCCGGTGAATGCTTTAGTCAAAGTATTTAAAGGAGACTTTAGCGGTGCAATAGATGAGATCAAAAAAGGCTTTGACGTGGTCGGTGCTTATTCTGAAGGTGCAGCAAAAGAACGCCAGGCACAAATAGATGAAGCTAATAGAAAACAGCTTGAATCCTCTATAAAGGCTAAAGACGATGATATTGCAGTATTAAAGGCACGCGGGAAAGACACCTATCAAATTGAAAGGGATAATCTCAAACGTAGGCTTGACCTTAATAAGGACAATAAAGATGAGTATGCAAAAGTTTTACAGCAGATCAGAATACTTGACGCCACTCATGCAAAGCAACAGGAAGACGAAAGAAAAAAAGCCCATGATGAATATATAAAGGATTTAAAAAAGCGTAATGAAGAAATACAGAAAGCGGAGGAAGAGAGATTAAAAATTCTTATTGACGCAAATACACAATTAGTTTCCCGTCAACAGCAGCAAAACCTGGATGCCCTGAATGAAATCATTACAACCGGGCAACAGAAAACCGAGATTGAAAGTGTAAACTATAGTGATAGATTTGGACAGTTAAATGAATTTTCCGAAAAAATAATCAGTACGACCGTTGCTGCTCAGGGACGAATAACTGATGCCGAAAGACAGGCAGCAGAAGATCAAAAGAATATTGGAAAACAGTTATTAAATAGTAAATTGGAGATTGCTAATGCTACTGCGGGTATATTGAGTAGCGGTGCAAGAATAGCGGGTGAAAGTACTAAGACAGGCAAAGCATTAGCTATAGCTTCGACTTTGATCTCAACGTATTCCTCAGCTACAAAGGCTTATGAATCAGCTTTTCTGCCCGTTCCTACGGTTGCCAGTCCTTTTTTGGGTGCAGTATATGCAGCCGCTGCCGTTGCCTCAGGGCTTGCGAACCTGGCAGCAATAAAAAGAACTTCGGTAGATAGTACGTCTGTAAGCAGCACAGGAAGCCCGGTCAGTTATACAGCACCTCCGGTTCCCACTACTGCTAATCTTACCCGTTTGGACACTTCCAGTATTTCGGATATCACTAATGTAAATTCTCAGAAGCCTATACAGGTAAATGTTGGCATAAGCGAGGTAACCAATACCCAAAACAGGGTTGCCGGATACGAGACAGCAAGTTCTATGGGATAGAAAGCTAAATAATCTTAAAACTTCTTAAACTAAAATGAAATGACAAAAGAATTACCAGTTTACAAAATGAGGATTGAGAGCGATGATGAGGGACTTAGTGCTGTTGCACTTGTTTCGTTACCTGCAATTGAAAGGAATTTTGTTTCCTTCTCAGCTAATAAGCCTGTAAAATTTCAAATCAATAACGAGGAAAAAAGAATAGTTACCGGTGCATTACTCCTTGCTGATACCCCGGTTTACAGAAATGACGAAAACGGAGAGTATTATGTAATTATTGAAAAGGATGAGGTGTTTAAAACAGCTCAAAAATATTTCAAAGATGGATTGCAAGCAAGTGTTAATGAGGAACACGGCAACAATTTTTTTAAAGGCGTTACGCTGTTTGAATCCTTTATAGTAGACAGTAATAGGGGTATAAATGCACCAGACCCTGAATTGTATGGGACGATTAAAGACGGTTCCTGGGTAGGTAGCTTTTTTGTTGAAAATGATGAAGTCTGGAACGAAATAAAGCAAGGTACCTTTAAGGGCTTCAGCGTGGAAGGCTTCTTCTCATTCAAAGAAATTTCCCTTAATAAGGAAAAAGAGAAAACCCCATTGCAAGAACTGGTTTCTGCCCTCCAGGAGCTTCAAACCGTGCTATAACAAGAAATTCCATTTTTTTCAAAAAGACGTATAAGTAATTATATGGGCAAATCTGCCCTTTAAATTCCTTATAAACTTATGAGCTTATCTAAAATTATCGCAAATCTTGCAAAAAGTGTTGTTGCTCTCAAAAGTACCAAACTTACATTTGGCAGCGAAACATTAAAAAACGGTACTGAAATCTCCTTTGTCGGTGATTCCATTGAAGTTGGTCTGCCAATTGATATTATAGATTCTGACGGTACTATTTCTATCCTCCCCGATGGCGACTATGAAACGGAGAGCGGAATATCTTTTACCGTTGCGGAAGGTGTAGTTACTGAGGTGAAAAATCCTGAAACCCCGGCTGAAGAAGTTGAACAGAAAAAAAACGAAGTTGATTTTTCTGCACAGCTTTCAGACCTTAAAGCCGAATTTTCAAAAAAGTTTGCTGAGCAAAATGCTGTTATTGCAAAACTGTCAAAGATAGTGCAGGCTTTAGCAGATCAGCCTTCAGGTGAAGCTGGTCAGGCTGTTGGTTTCAGTAAGAAACCTGCTGAAACAAAAAGCGAAGCAAAAGTAAAAGGAGGCATTGCAGCTCTGGCAGCAGCCCTTCAAAATCAAAATTAATCTAACCTATTAAAGCCTCATTAAGGCTAACCTATTTAAAACACTTTCAAAATATGGGATTTAATGTTTCCAGTTTGCCGGATTATAAAGATCAGCAAAGCGAATTAGTAGCAAAAGCGATTGCTATTTCCAAAACTTTAAAACTTATTGCTATTCAGCCCGGCAACAAAGGCAAGGCTTCTCTTAATAATCATGATACTACAATCACTTTCCAAAATGGAAAAGCATGTGGTTGGAATGCTTCGGGGGATGAAAATTTTAGCCAGCGCGACCTTGAAACCGCAAAAATTAAAATACAGAAAAATTTCTGCTATGAAGACCTGGAAGGTAAGTACTTACAGGAACAGTTGAGAGCCGGTGCTTCGTATGATGATACCGTATTCGCTGATTCTCTTACCGGTACTATCAATGAGGGAATTGCTAAAGAGCTTGAAAAAGCTATCTGGCAGTCTGAAAAGGAAGTGTCTCCAGCAAATAATTTTCAATTTTTCGATGGCTTCCTTACTCTCCTGTCTGAGACAGCCGGGGTAATTGATTTTTCTGGTTCTACAGCGTATGACGATATCATTGATACTGTGAATAACGTGTATGCAAATATTCCTGCCGCTATAGTGGATAAAGATGATATTGCCGTATTCATGGGTATTGACGCCTTTAGAAATTTTATTTTGGCGTTGACTACTTCAAATATGTATCATTATGCTGTTACCCCTGAAGCCGCTAAGTCTTTTGAGTTGGTTATACCTGGAACTAACGTTACTGCATACGGTGTGGCTGGATTATCTGGTACTAATGCCATTGTAGCTGGTCGCAAAAGTAACTTTGTTTTTGGTACTGACCTGGAAAGTGATTTGGAAACCTACGAGCTCTGGTATTCTAAGGATAACCGTGAAGCACGTTTTGAATCAATATTCCGTGCCGGTGTGCAAATCAGGTTCCCAGACCAGGCTGTTTACTGCCACGCTGCGTAATTAATTTAAAAATTCCGGTAGTGCCTTTCTATTAAGGCACTACTTTCTAAAATATTTTTTAATGCCTACTTGTGCTTTAACATCCTCTATTCTGGTAAACTGCAATGATTCCTTTATAGGAGGGATCAAAGATGTTTATGTATCGGAATATGATTCACTGGATATATACAGTGAAGATGCAAACGGAATGATTACCGGTGTTACTATGGTGGAAGGAAAGCAGTTCTTCAGGTATCAATTTACCAAGAATTCGGCTACCCTTGTTGATACCTATGCTCCTTCCGATAATGGAGGCGGTGCTTATACCCCGGTATTAACTCTTAACCTAAAGGGGCTCCGTCAATCTGTTTCAAACGAATTGCAGACCCTTGCAAATATTGATTCAGTGGCTATCGTAAAAGATGCAAACGGAAAATATTGGGCTGTAGGTTTTCAAAATGGTTTATCCGTTACTAATATGGCAGCACAAACCGGAGGTAATAGTACTGAATTGAACGGATATAGTGCATTGACATTGACAGGAAGCGAGCCTAAATTTATTAAGGCTGTTGACCCTTCAATCATTGCCGCTTTGTTGGTTCCGGCGTCTTAAATAGTTTACTCTCTCTTAGTTTTAATATTGGAGGTGTTGGTGGGGCTTTGATGATCTATTCAAAGCCCCTTTTTATTAAGGAAAAATGATAGTGATAAATAAAAATACGACTGAAAATAAAATTGCTTTATCCCTTCGCCAAAATCAGACAGAGGAGAGCGAAAATTTTTTATTCGTGTTCACAAATGATTTTACAAAGCAGTCTTTCACGGCTAACCTGAAAGACGTTAGCACATTCAAAGAGCGGTCAAATATATTTTGTATTGATGGCAATTTGTTTTCCGACTTGCAGACCGGCTCCTGGCACTATAGAGTATATCAAAACCCTGATGATGCAAGTGAGATAGATGGTTTAAAATGTGTCGGAGCCGGTTTAATGATTTTAACGGAAAACGCTGAACCTACTAAGGCATACAACAGCGAAAGAAAAATAAATAGTGTGTATGGAGAAGAATAATAAATATCAGGTAAAATTTTCTATGCTGGGAATAACACCTCCGGAACTCCCCAAAATGGGTTCCCGTCTTTCCGGTAATTATTGGACGTGGGGTGAAGATAATAAATTGCCTAACTACCTGTATACACTGTACGAGGATTCTGGTTTGCATGGCAGTATCATAAAAAGTAAGCATTCCTATGTGAAGGGACGAGGCTTAAAAACTGATTCGGTCAGTGATGATTTAAAATCCTTTATAGGAAAAGTAAACAGGCACGGGGATACATTGGAGGATATTCTTGAACGTTATATTTTAGATGTTCTGATATACGGGGCGGGTGCATTAAATGTTGTTTGGAACAGGGCAGGCGATAAAATTGCAGAACTATATTATCTGGATGTTGCTCAGTGTCGCTATTCTAAAGATAAATCTAAACTGATTTATAATGATGACTGGACTAAAGGACTAAGGAGTAATACCGTTGAATATCCTTTGTTTGATTTGGATAACAGAAAAGGCAGCCAGGTTTATCACTACACTTCAGCACAAAGTAAATTACTTTATTCATCTCCTTCCTATAACGGCTCTATTCTGGACATTCAAGCAGCTATCAATATCAGTAAGTTTCACGCTGCAAAAACGGTTCACCCGATGCAGTCGGATTTATTCATTGAATTTGTAGGGGACGAACCGGAAGATGAAGAAAAGCAGGAGTTTGAGGACGGTATTAAAAGAAAATTTACCGGGCTTAATAATGCAGGCAACAGCATTATGATCGGCTATGTAAAGAGCAGGGATGAGGCTACAAGGATTGAGGCAATACCAACATCCGACCCCGAAGGGAAGCGATTCCTACAGCTTCGAGAAGAGGTTAAAGCCAGTATCATAACAGGTCATCAATTACCATCCACTGAATTGCTGGCTATTGCCAATACAAAAACCCTGGCTTTTGACTCGGGCTACGACAAAGCCTATGAAATTTTTCAAGCTGTTTTTGTACGTCCGTTGCAGGAAGAGCTAATGAAACCTATCAACAGACTATTATCAATAAACTTTCCGGGAACCAAATTAGAACTGTTGCCGTTGCCGGTTGTTAAAGTCAATTTGACTAATGAGCAATTCATCTATGAGAATATGACTACGGAGGAAGTGAGAGCTGATTTACTGAAAGCCGGACGAATTGACAAAGCAGAATATGAACCGGGGAGCCTTAATAAGGAGCAAAACGGTAAAGAACCGGGAAGCATAGATCAGGCTATTATTTCAACCATTAAAAAAACGAAAGAAGATGCCGCTTAATGCTGATAGTTTTAGAACGCTGTTTATTAGTGAACAGGTATTAAAAGAAAATAGCCTCATTGATAACAACAATGATGCAAAAATTCTTTTGCCTATAATTAAGAAAGCCCAGGATTTGTTTTTGCAGCCGTTGCTCTCGACAAAGTTGTATGTTGATCTGCAGGATAAGATCACAGACAATGAATTAAGCCAAGATGAAAAAGATTTAATTGAAACATACATTCATCCGGCTTTAATACATAAGGTACAATCTGATTTATATTTTGATTCAACATTCAGGCAAAAAAATAAGGGGGTTGGAGCATTGGCAACCGATGGCTTTTCCCCATTGAGTTTAGATGATGTTAAATATATGGCTGAGAGGGCTGATAATGCCGCTGAGCAATACGGGCAACAGTTAGTAAAATTCCTTCGCTCTAATAAGGATAAGTTTCCCAATTATGAAGAGTGTGTGGACGCTGATAGCCCGGACATGCCAGCGCAAAAAGATGCTTACCGCTCAAAAATATTCATTGGCGAAAGATATAAAAGAGGATGACTACAATTAAACAATTAACCGAAGGCTTCAGGTCTATTGCTAAGAATCATATTCAAATTAACAGCTTTACTGCTGATAATTTCAGATCGTTGGGTGAAGCTGTCATTAATTACCCGTTAATGGTGGTACAGGATCAGGGGGCAACGATTAATGAAGACTATGTAACACATAATTTTTTAGTTGTTATCCTGGATAGGCTCGAACATGACCAGTCCAATATGCTGAACATTCAGAGCGAATGCTTTTCTATTCTCAATGATGTTCTCCTTATTATGGACAATAACGAAGCCTTTGAAAATTTAGATGTTCAATTTGGTAGCAATGCCACCCCGGTAGATTATGCAAAAAGTAATGCCGATAATACAGCCGGATATCAGATACCTATTAGTATTAATGTACCTCGTAACTCTACAGGTTGCGTTGTTTATAAATGTGAGTAATGTCTAATTATAGTATAGATAGTTGTGGAACCCTGGGTTTGCCGGGGCTTGGTAATAGTTCAACAGCAGGATGTAAACCCTTGCTTTCCCTCCTACAAAGCCAGACAATAAACATTGTAGGAGATGGCTCAGTATGCAACCCTTTGGGGCTGGAAGTAAAGCTATCAGAGGAACCAGGGCAACTTCTTTTTTGTGCTGCTGATGGTCTTTTTGCATCCGGTCAAACCTTTATTCAGGCTGTTTCCTATGATGATAATGGGAACATTTTTTCAAATATTCCTAATGGGGAAGCTCTGAAAGATGCTGAAGACCCTGTAAAAAATATTGCATTAGGATACAATGCCGGAAGCCCAACCTGGGATGTTTCAAATTCTATTTTCATAGGAGAAAATGCTGGGGCTTTGTCATGGTATAATGAGAACATGATTGCTTTGGGAACTAATGCCGGATATGCTGCTAATCAATCTTTCGATCTTATTGCAATAGGAACGAATGCAGGGAGGGATGGCTTTAGCGGGATGGAGGAAGGAGATTATTCTATACAGATAGGAAGAAACACAAGCAGCAGCGGTTTTAAAAATTCAATCCTGTTAGGAGGGTCAACAAGCCCGGATAATTTTATTGTCAATACAAAGGATAATCAGTTTATGCTGGCTCCTAATATTGTTAACTTACGTTTCTGCTCCCTGGACTATGAATTACCGGACTATCAACCCAGCGGTACAACCACTTTAACCAATGACGGGTCAGGCAAGTTATCTTGGAGCGGTTATCCTACACCTCTATTAACTTCCGGTAGCGTTCCCTACATAGGCAACAACGGCAAACTAACTGAAACCAATTCAAATCTTTTTTGGGATAGCACCAATAAAAGGTTAGGCATTGGTAATAATACTCCGGCTTATGCCCTGGACGTTACGGGACAGATCAGGCAAACAGCGAATACGGATTTAATTATTGCCAGGACTACAGATAATATTTTAATAGGAATTTCTCTGCCCAACTCAGCCGGACTGGAAAGGGGCTTTGCAAAATTAAACACCCAAACCGGAGAGTTTAGGTTAGGCGGGGGGGCTGGTGGTTATTATCCCACCTTCTATTCCAATGGTGTTGAGAGGATCAGAGTTTCAGTTGATGGTTATGTAGGTATAGGAACAAATAGCCCTTCAGCATTACTGTCTTTAGCTGCTTCAACAACAGCGAGGGCGAGTTTGAACTTTATAACAGGCACAGCACCGACAGCTCCAAATACAGGAGATATTTGGAGAACGTCATCCGGAATTTTCCTAAATGATTCACTAAATGTTACCGGCGATGTAATATTTGGTACAACCGGGTATGGTGGACTAAGGCAAAGTAGTGTTTGGACTTACCTGAGAAGTCAAACGGCTTTAGGATTTTGCTATGGTTCAACATCTAACTTTAATCCATCTCATAACATTAATTCTACAGGCTTAGCTCTGGGGGGCGGTTCAACCGGTGCAACAGCTTTACTGGATGTGTACGGCTCAACAACATCAATCCCAAGTATAAGAATCAGGAGCGGCGTTGCACCTACATCTCCGTTAGACGGTAGTATCTGGTATGATGGCTCAAAGCTGTATTTGAGGGTTGGCGGGGTTACAAAAGAGATATTATTTGCTTAATAAAGCCAGCTTAAAGAATAAAAATATTCACACGGTGAAAGGAAAACTATAAGCCCAAGAGAGACCTAAATTCATCCGCAAGCTCTAATTTTAACTCTTTAAAATTGTTAATGGTTCTTTCAGAAGCATTTGTCCAATTCTCCATGTATTTAGTGTAACTTAATGGAAGTTGCCGTTCTTCCTTAATCTGCTGGTTGTGATAAGAACCATATATCCTTGCTTTGCCCATTTCCAAAATTATATCAGAGGATTCTTTGAATAGTGTTTCAAACTTATTGATGGTGCTTTTAGAAAAATAAATTTGGTCTTCTTCTAACTGGTCTCTCAATTCATTCAAAACTTTGTTACAGGCATTATCTCTTGCATGATCTTCTGTATAATCAGGCCCCTGAAAAAAAGTAGTAGCATGCCTTAATGCTTTTTCTAACTCATAAACTTTTGAATGTAGCTTTTTTATTTTCTCGGCTCTATCTTCGTGCAATCTTGTAAATTTAACTTGATGTTCCAAAGCAATTTTAGAAAGTTCATTTTTATAAGATTCAATTTCCTTTGTTAGAGTAGATTTATATTTTTCGATACCTAAATCGAAGGATTTTGTAATAATAAGTTTACCTATCCATACAACAACGGCGGAAGCGCCTAAAATTGATGAAATAAAAATTAGCAACTGATCTAAATTAAATTGATTCATAAATTGCTTCTATTTCCTGGCGAAGTTTTTCTTCCCATCCCCCCTCCAAATCAATATATATTACTCCTAAAAAGTCGGAAGGAATTTCTACTCCTTTTTCTCGAAGTATAATAACTTTTTCTCTTCCTAATTTTCCAACGAAATACCCGGTCTCTAAAACTACGTTTTGTCTTGCTCTCGGCTTATAGTCTTTTTCTACGTTTGCTTTACCGATATCATCTGCTGTCCATATTGCAATAGCAAAATCAACATTAGAATGTTTTTCAAATTTTTCAATTATAGCTTTTCCTCTCGAAGGTTGCTCATGTAGGATGATAGTTTCTTTTTTTAATCTCTCAGTAATAAATCTGGATATCTTATACTTCTGAGTTTCATCATGACCATGAATAATAAAGCATTTGTTATTTACCATTTTGGAAATATCTGATTGCTTAGGTATAGTGTTTTCTTCATTTGAGAATATAACTACTGTTTGGCTTTCTTCAAATAAGACAATGGCTCCTTTATGAGTGTGTAACCAATTTAAGGTTTTTGAAATCTCATATCTTTCTTCTATTAGTTTCGCTTCTCTATTAGTCTTGGCATTTCTTAAAAGCTCAGTGTTTAACATTCGATTTGAGCCTCTATTCATAAAATCTGTGTAATGAATGCTATTATCCTCAAAAGCTCTATCTATTAAAACTGAAATAGATTTTTCCCATAATTTTCTATGTGCGATTAGTCTATCAGTGGTTTCACTTGGTAGTTCTGTTTTTCTTAATAGACTTCTCCCGAACTCAATTTTTTCAGATAATTTGTTCTCATATTCTTTTTTGGTTATTCTTAAAGGTGGAAAAGGATTCTTTTCCTCAAAGAATGATGTATCAGTCGGCATATTTCCTTTTTACAGTATAAATATAATAATCCTTAGTAAGCCTAAGAATAATTAGTTTTGAATGATGGGGGCAAAACCAAAAAACGGGAGGAGTTTTTACTTGAAAGAATTGAGTAAAAATAACTGTACTGAATTGTATCAGATAGAAAAAAACGGGGTATTGTATGAAATGCCTTATGAATTAATGGTATCACTGAAGCAGTGTCGGTGTAATATTGAGGAATGGTACGGCAAACTAAAGAACCCGGATAAAAAGAGGGTAATAAGGACGGGAGATAATATTAAAGAAGAAAAGCCTGATTTTTTTTCAGATATTGAGCCTAAATATTAATAACAGAGTACTTTCTTTCTTCTGATATTTTTATTACTTTGATAACCCTTTTTTAACTCTAAGATATGGAGGAAGAGTCCTTAAAAAGAAATATAACATCTGATTCAAATAATTCTTTGCCAAGACGAGTATTTATATGTGTATATAGGCACATAGAACCCTCTAAAAAACAGTGGAATGAACTTATCTCGGCGGCTCAAAAAACACCCTCTCTCCAAGAGTTTTCTAATACTTATAAGGATAATTATTATGATTGGGGAGATGATCCATCTTTTTTTGCAGCAAAAAAATATTTAGGTGATGAGAAATTTGCAACATGGGGCGTCTGCAGGGCAAATGTAAGAAAACAGCTTATTAAAGGTGATGTAGTTGTTTTTATTTGTGGTAGACAGACGGGAAAAAATTGGAAATATTATTATATCGGCTATGGGACAGTTAGTTTGAACTTAAAAAACAGATTGGAAATCTGGAAGAAAGATAAGTATGAAGCTCAGAGAGGTTTTTATAATCTTCTGATTGATAAGAGAGGGGCTCAATTTGAGCCTTTTGGCGGCATTCATGATAACCTATGTGAACGTGTCGGTGCAGGTTATATATTTTTTGAGACAGCTTCTAACTTAACCAATTTTAATTTTGTAAACCCCTTGTATATTGCCGATTGTAATCCAGATCAGAAACTTACTGAAACATGGAAATCTAATAAATTAGTCAAAGACTTAGAGAACTTACTTCTAAAAAAATATTGTAAAAATGGTAGGAGCCTTCGTTCTACTAATGTGCAAAGAGCACATCCTCATATAAGATTAAAAGATATGACTTTGGAAGAACTGACTGCATTCAGAAGTGAATTGTTAGAAATTTCTAAGGCAATAAAATCTTATTAAAAAAGCAAATATCACATATAAGAATTATAATTCATCATCCCCCGCCCAATCCCCCGCATTCGAAAAGCTCCTACCAATTTTTGCAGCGTTAGCAACTTTCTGCAACATGGAAAAATCTAATCTACCTATATATTCCTCCGTTGTTCTTTCTGATTCATGCCCCAGGGCATTGGCTACTATGGCTGTACTTAAATTTTCTTCAAACACTAAATGTGTAGCGAATGCATGACGTGCGCTATAGGTTGTTATATGTTCCCAATTAGGAAAATTCAAATCTTTGGCGGCTTTTTTAATCATAGTGTTTATCCGTTTTATGAACGTTGTTATCTTTTCTTTTTTCTTTTCCGGGATTTCGGTTCCATCTAACACCGGGAATAAAAATTCACTACCTTCTTTGTGATACTTAGCAACAATACTTTTCATCTTATCCGTATATAAATGCTGGATTACTTTTCCCTGTCTGTTGGTCTTCCTTATCTTTTGGCGTCTAAACTCTAAAACCTCATGCTTCTTTCCACCATGATAAACCGCAATGATATTGTCCTTAGTAAGGCTGAGAATATCAGTCATGTTAGCACCACCACAACCATAAATAAATTCAAGCATGTCAACCGCTCTTTTTTTACCCCGTCCTTTGAAGGTTGCCGAAACCAACTTTTCCAGTTGTTCTTGACTTAGTACATTGTTGCTATGTTTGCGCTGGTTGGGGGTTGGGATGCTGTATCTATTATTTTTCTTTTTTACGGTGGTGAACGGGTAATGATCTTCACTTAATTTCCCTTCATCTATTGCTATATTAATTATGGCTCTCAATGCACGTAAATAGATTGCTGCTGTAGTAACACTTAATTCATTTTTCCCTACTTTCTCCCTTTCATACCTCATCAAAAAATTTGGGGTAATATCTCTTAGCTGCATTCCCTTACTAACACTTTCAAATGATTTTATAGCCAGATCATAGATTGATGCTGTGCCGGGTTGGTTATTTTCTTTAAGCTGGTTTATACGCAATTCAAAACATTCCCTTAAATCCGTTGTGCCTGCTTTATTTAAAAAATAGTCCTCAAATCTTTCCTTACTAAAAAGGTCAATCTTATCAATAGCACTTTTTGCCTCAGCCAATTTTTTGTCTAAGGTCTCCCTTTCGCTTCTATATTTTACAGCATGGCTCATTAGTGCTAAAAACTCTTTTTCCGTCATGTCATAGCCGACCGGATACAGGTACTTTTCCCCGCTATGCGGGATAAGGATTTTTACCGGATACTTGCCGTTTTTCTTTTGTCTACGGATGTCTAAGTGAGGGCGGGGGAGGGGTTTTGCTATCATAAAAATTTGCCCGGAATTTGCCCGGCTTGCTTGTTAAAGGGGGTTAACAATATACCCCAAAAATAACGCTAAACCTTTTGTGTAGCAACGATTTGAGAGCTTTTATTGATCTATGTTAAAAGATATAGCTATTTCTGTCTTAATTAACGTGGTAAAAATTGATTTACAACTAATTATGTGTTTTTGTAACATCCTTCTAAGCTGAGGGTCATTGGTTCGAATCCAATCCGGATCACCATATGGGACAAGTCAAAATTCAAACGACTTGTCCCATTTTTTTTGGGC